GTCGATGCGCTCCCCGAGCGCCCGCAGGTCCGACACCACCTGGGTGACGGCGGGGTCGTCGACGGGGGCGGCGTCGATGCGGTCGGCCAGCTCGGTCACGTCGACGGCGAGTGCGGCGACGGCGTCGAGAAGCTCCTGATGCTGACGGTCGTTGAGTGGCAGTGGCACGAGAGTCCTTTCGGTTCGGTTGAGAGCGAGGGCGAGAGCTGGTTGATCACGTACTTCACGACTCGGAGGCTACTTCGTCCGGCACGTCGCACCCGTCGCACCCGTCACGAGACACCTGCTCACCGTAGGGATGCAGCGGCGAGGGGACGTGCTCGGTGCAGGCGCACGGGCCGGGCGAGTGGTCGCGGTAGCTGCAGCAGTTCACCAGCACCTCACGCCGCTGCCACCGCCGCCGGTATGAACTCCGAACACGTCCACCGCACGATCGTCCGCCAGCCCGCGCCCACCGAACCTTCGAGGTCACCGAACGCCAGCAGTGCCTCGGGCGACGTCGGGTCCACCACCACGGCCGACACCGACATCCACCGGCCGCCGTGCGTCGGGTCCTCGGCCACCCGGTCGACGACGGCGGCGACCGCGGCACGGAGCTTCGCCTGGTCCTCGGGCGTCTCCGGGCCCGACCCCGACGCCGCCCAGAAGATAAGGGCGCACAGCTCATGGTCCACTCGCCGGGCACCGTTGCGGCCGGCCCCCACCTGGGTGTTGACGGTGGCGATCGTCCCGAGGAAGCACTGGTGCCGGGCCTGGTCAATGCGCTTGATCGTCGCGCCGAGGACGTGGAAGGGGCCGACCGGATGGCGCAGGGACGGGCTGGCCCCGTCGAGCCACTCCTGCTCGAGGGCCAGGGCGTCGGTCACCGCTCCCCCTCGCACGCCGGGCACCGCTCGTTCGTCGCCCCGACGCCGGAGCAGGGCACGTAGTAATCACCGCAGGACTGGCAGAGGGAGTCTAGCTCGGGGTGGGTGATCATCGTCATACCCCTCATCCTACTCGCCCATACCCGTCACGTCAACACCTACGTTAACGCTCTGTCACCAGCGCCCAACATCCCACGGGGTCGAGCCCACTCCTGATTCGACGGCTGCCGGGAAGTGCCAGGCGGGAGAGGCGGCCGACGCCATGCCGTCGCCCACCGCAGACCCGGCCCGGATGGCGGCCACGGTCCGCAGCAGGGCGGCGCGGGCGTCGAGGTAGCGGCGCATGAGGACGGAGGCGGGCGAGTCGCCGGACAGTTGCAAGTCGGGGAAGAACGACAGCTCGACGTATGACGCCGCACCGAGAGCGACGACACGGCCGGCGGGCGACGATGCGACACCGGCAGCCACATCGGCCGGGACTACGAGGGCGTCGGGCATCGTTCCCGTCTCCCCGATGACCTCGGCCTGCACCATGACGATGACGTTGGCGACCTGGGCCGACGTCGGCCGGGAGTTGGGGGAGAAGTCGGGGCGCGGGTTCCCGGCGTCGTCCTCGCCTGGGCGCATGGGGATGATGGCGGCCACGTCGGCGGTGACCGGGCGCCAGTCGGCGGCCGTGGTCGTCACGGCGGGGGGCTACCGGCGGGGACGGGCTGGGGGTGCGTCGGTGCCGATGTCACGGGGCTCGTCGACGACGAGCCGGGCCCCGGACAACGCCGGGGGCTCGGCTACCGGCACGACGACTGCGACCGACGCCACGAGCGGAAGGTCGTTGCGGGCCTGCGCCAGCTGGTTCTCCAGGTCTCGCACCTTGGCCTGTGCGGCGGCTGCCTTCTCGGCCGTGGCCGCCTCGGCCTCGTTGGCGTCGACGACGGACGGCTCTTCCCGGAAGACACCGAACGGGGCGAGCGTGATGGGATCGGTGTAATAGACCCGGACCCGCACGTTCCGCAGGCGCTCGGCCTCGGCCGCCGGTATCTCGACCACCTGGCCCCGGTAGGCGGTGACGTTGCGCACCGGCAGAGCCGGGTTGGTGTTGGGCTCGACCCACGCCACGCCGTCGGCGTTGACCTTGACCTTTACGTCGCTCATCTAAGTGCTCCTGTCATATACCCGTCAAACGGACAACTGACTTAGGATCGGTAACCCCGATCACGACCTCGCGGTACCCGGTGACATAGGTGGCCCGGTGCAGGCGCCAAGGGATGATCTCCGTGGTCAGCGGCGTCTCGTCGGAGATGAACCCGGCCATGTTGGACGAGCCGATGTACCCGCTGCCGGCGGTGATCCGGTAGGACTTGCCAAACTGCCAGCCGAGGAACGTGCCGATCATGCCGTCCCGGAGCAGGCTGTCCTCCGCTGCGCCGCGAGTCATGGCGTCCCGGAACACGGCATTTTTTAGCAGCTCGTTGAACTGCGTGGGGTGCAGGGCGATGGAGTCGACAGCGTAGCCCATCTCCAGGGCGTTGATGACCTCGCCGGCGTCGATGAGGTTGGCGACCATCGTGTCGCCGGACGCCACCGTCCAGTCGGTGCCGGCGAAGGAACTGATGGGGGCGGCGTCGAGGGCGGCGATGGCGACACCGTCGACCTTGCGCACGATGGTGTTGGACAGCTTGCGGGCGCCGCGGACTAACACGTCGAACTGGTTCCGTTTCTTGGCCTGGTCGGTGACCTTGAAGGCGCCACCGTAGGCCGCGGCCCCGGCCAGCTTCGACGTGGGTGCGGTGTCGTCAAGGACGGGGATAGCCGAGCCCTCAGCGATGATCTCGACGTCGCGGGACGTGTAGAGGTCGGCGCTGGTGACCTGATCGTAGATGGCGGCGCCACCGGATATCGGTGGGCCCGGGGCGAAGAAGCGGTTCGCGATGAACCGGCTCTCGGGCGTCAGGGCCTCGACGAGACGCTGTACCCGGGTGGGCGAGTGGAGGTAGCTGGAGACGGTGACCAGGTCACCGACGACGGAGCCGGGGGGCGGCGAGTAGCCGGGGGAATAAGGCATCGTGGGCTCCTAGACCGAGCGGGAGTTGTAGGCGACGAGGACGAGGGCGCCGGATGCGCCACCCTCGAGGACCTCTCCCTGGCATATACCGGCGGCGTGCAGGATGGCGAGGCCGGCGGCGTCGGACTGGATGAGGTCGGCGGCGGCGAGCGTGGCCCCTGCCTCTATCCAGATGAGCTGGCGGCCGGTGTAGACCGTCTGCTTCTGGCCGGCGGTGACGTCCTGGGCCACGACGCCGAAGGTTCGGCCGCCGGCCACGGGCACGTTCACGGTCGGGTTGCCACCGTTGGGGGCGGCGGCGACCCGGCACATGCGCCCACCGACGAGAGCGCCGGCAGCGTGGCAGGTGATGGGCGGTCCGTCCTCATACTTGGGAAATACGCTGGTCATCACTTACCTCCCGACAGCTCGGGGAACGCTCGCATCTCGGCGGCGGTCCAGTCGGTCTCTCCGTCCTCGTCGCCCGGCACCGTGTGGCCGGCGGCGGCGAGGGGGACGACCTGGGCCAGCACTGCGCCGGTGGCCTCGGCCTCTGTGCGGTCCCGGCGCCAGGTGTGGCGCATGGTCAGCTCGAGCCGCTCGCCCGCCGGGTTGGTCCGGGGTGCCAGTCGCCCGGCGGAGCGGAGGCGGCCAATGAAGGCCTCCTCGTCGTCGGCGGCCTGGCGCTCGGCGGCATGTACGCCGCGGGCGGCGTCGGCCTGCAGCCGGGTCAACAGCTCGGCGTCGATGAGCACGGCGCCGTCAGGGACAACGGGCGTCGGCTCCGGAGCCTCGGGCGGCGGGGGGGCGGCCTCGGGATCGGGACGGGCGTTGAGGTCGGCGAGTCGGGCGGTGACCTCGTCGTCGGTGGCAGTGGTGGGCAAGCCCACCAGCTCCCTCAGGGCGGACGGGTCCATGCCTACTCCTCTCGTGACCGGCCGGGACTCTGCTCGGTCTGCGTAGATGATGCCACGTCGTGGCGCTTCGGCCTGTTCCGCCGCTACCTCGGTCACCGGCGTAAACGTCTCCTGCACCTGGACGGGGGCACCGAAGGACACCGTCTCGTCGTCGTCGATGGTGAACGGGACCTGCCACAGGTCGCCCCCGTTGTCCTCCACGATGAGCACTTGGTGGGGGGCGAGGTACATCATGCGGACCCAGTTGTAGTCCTGGCCCGGGGAGAGCGAGTCGTAGTAGGCGTCGCGCACGTCCCAGTCGGTGACCTCGGCGGCGATGGTCCTCGGACTACCGGCGCTCGCTGCGATGGTGGGCACGTCCAGGAGTGTAACCCCCGCCTCGGCCATCGTCGTGGCCGACAGCACGGGAGCGAAGTCCTCGAGCCGGTCGATACCGGGCAGGCGCACGCCCAGAAGGGCGACGGCGGTGATGACGCAGCGGTACGTCCGGGTGCCCTGGGACGGTGTGTACGAGCACGCCTCGACGGAGCGGGACGGCCAGCAGTGAGGGATCGCCTCGGCCATCCACCGCGGCACGCCGACGAGATCGGCCACCAGCGTCAGGCCACTGTGCGTCAGCCGCAGGTTCTGGTAGGTGCCGATCGACGGCTCCGCCCCGAACCATGGGGACGTGTGGCCGACCTTGTTGCGAGGGGCGTGGATGGCGGGGTTGGCTATGGCCTCGACCGCTGACACCAGATCCTCGGGCGTCACCGTCCATGGGCCCGTCGACGCCGGCCACCGGTCGCCGACCTCCCCGATCACTACGTCAGGGATCGTCACCAGGACGGGCGTCGGGAGCGTGGTGGCCGCGGTCATCCGGGGTGACCTCCGAAGACCGCGCGCACACGCTCGAACTCGGCATCCTGGTCCGCCCGCCACGACACCCACTCGGCAGACTGGTCGGGCTTGTAACGCAACGATTCGCCGCCACGGGACAGCGAGCGGTCATGTGGCCAGTGACTGGAGAGGTGCCCGTCAAACACCATGAGCCCGTCGTCGTCGTCTCTCAAGCCGGCACCACCCAGCACCCGCATCGGGGGTGCACTGGGGGAGAGTCCGTGAACCACGCCTCGGACTCTTCGCCGTCGCGCGCCGCACACTCGCACGAGCGGTCATCGCTGCCCGACCTACGCACCCAACGCAGCTTGGCGACACCGGCGGCGGCGTAGGTGTCGGTGGCACCCAGCACCTCGGCACGGTGGGCCTCGGTGCTGGCGACGTCGGTGGCGGAGCGGGTGGCAAGGT